ATCGTAATTTCGTTAAGAAATACGTTCCTGGTATGATTAATCCTTACGATTCTAAATCAATGATGGCGGCATCAGGTGATGATAAGTTTGAAGTTCACTGGTTGACTCAATCTGGTATCATCGTTCGTAACCCACTATCTTGTGGTATCCTTAAGCCAACTGGTTTAACGGTATAACGATTATAATTAAATAGCGCATCCCTTCGGGGGTGTGCTTTTTTACTAACAAAGCAAGCAAAGCAAATTATGGAAGCAAATGCATTTGTGAAATATGAATTTCACTCACCAAAAAGATTAGGGTTTTATACATTCTCTAACTACAAAGATAAAACTGGTAAAAACCAGATTTACAAAGACATTAATGGAACTAATGCTCAATTAAAATGGACTAGTCCTGTTGTTCTTTTAGATATGAACAATGAGGGTCACGTCATTATGGATGAGTTCCTAAGAAACAATCCATCTGTCTTAACAGGCGAATGGAAGAGAACAGATTTAGCTGCTCAAGAACAGAAGCATACTAAAGATACTTTAGAATCAGCAAGGGCTATTATTGAAGCCGCTAAGATGACTGATAAAGATGTATTAGATTTCGCTAGATTAAAAGGGTACAACCTTAATGCGGAGACTGACGTGTTAAGAGCTAAGATTATTGGCGTTGCTCAGAGGAATCCAGAATCATTTATGAGTGCTCAGTTTGACCCTGAAAAGGATTTACGTGTATTTATACTTGAAGCATTGAAAGGCGGTCAGATTGGATTTAAGAACAATACATTCTACTACGGTAGAGAGGCTATTGGTACTAACGAAGAACAGGTATTAGTTTGGTTGAAGGCTAACAAAGATATTCACGCTATATTGAAGCATGAAATCAGAGGTGAAGTTAAACCAACCAAGTCTAAAGGTGCTGCTAAAAAATAACAACAATGACTATAGAAGAGGCTAGAAATAGAGTAAGGTTAATTATAGACAGAGAGGATACTGCCTACTTATCAGATATTGATATAGATGGGTTTGTTGAAATGTCTGTTGATGAGTTTGCTCAACAATATTATCTATCATTTGAGACTAGTCAAGATTCTAGAGATAAACTACAGAAGCTTGTTAGGTCTGAATTGATTGCTGGTACTAAGAGTCCTCAGGTTGATATGGAGTCAGCTGGTAGTCTTGATTGGCAAACTCCTGACACTCAGTTTGACTACCCTTATTCTAAGTTGCTTGCTATTCATTACACTGAAGAACCTCATACTTCTGTTAAGATTATTCAGTTGTCAGATTTAGGAGCTTATAGTAACGACCCGTTCAACCTAGTCAATGAAGAATACCCTATAGCTTACGAGCAGATGGGTTATTTATTCTTTAGAGGATGGGAAGGAACTAAGAATTTGATTGTTAAGTATTTAAAGTACACAACGAATATAGAAGATTTAAGCCTTCATACACACGAAGAAGTGTGTCAGATTGCTGCTCGTAAAGTCTTGGCTACATTGGGAGACCCAAGATTCCAAATCCTCCAAGCGGAGATAACGGATAGACGAGGTTAAAGATGCTTTTTGCTCCCTGCTTTCTCAACTGAGGGGTGACGTAGGTTCTGCCTGCCTCGCCCCTCTTTCATTAAAAGACTATGACTCTAAACGAAATAGCTTACAACATACGTAACGTCGCTTCTGGCGGTATAGGTTCTGACGATACAGATTTATCGCTCAGACAGATTAAGTTTATGATTCATTACCACAGAGCTAACTTACTTATAAGTTACACTGATGCTGGTAGGAAATCATCTAACGCTAGCTTTCAAGTGGATAAAATAATATCTAAGGCTAATGGGGTTGATTTAAAGCCGTTTGTGGGCTTTAATAACGATAGGGCTATACGAAGTATCTCTTTACAAGAAGACTCCAGTACGGACTCTGAATTCGTTATATTACCAATCGTAAACCATCACGACAGAGCATTCGTTAATGAATCTAGGTTTATTAAGAAGTCCAGCTCTAAAATAGCTACCATCTCTGATAGGAAGTTATACGTGTGGGAAGGTGAGTCCATTTATTCTGGAGGTCTTTTAGAGGTTAATGCTATATTTTCAAACCCAACAGAAGTTAGTTCTTATGTTGATGATAATACAACGCCTTATCCTATGCCTGATGAATTGATTTCTATTCTTGTACAGAACATCTTAAAAATAGAGTTTAGTGTAATATCTGCAATAACTTCTGCGGGTCCAAACAATCAGGTAGATGAAAAACAGACAACTAGTAAGCCTAAGTAATATAAAGAAATATAAGGATAAGTATGTGACCGTTAAGGATATATACAATTCCACTAAGAATTGCATTAGGGTTAAAAGCGAGAGAGGGACTAGGATGCTAGAATATAGCGAGTACTACTCTATACTCGAAGCTTACCTTGATGAGGTTCTGAATGTCGTAGTTAAAGAGCAAGAGGTGTTTAAATTACCTGGAAAGCTGGGTAAGGTTTACCTAAAGAAATTACCGCACAAAAGACCCTTCCATGTTAGGTTGGATAACAAGAGTAGTAATGAGGCTAATAAGCCTATCTACGTTAAAGTACCAATCTTAGACGACGAATACACTAAGGTTGCTTGGGATAGACCTTACAAATACGGCAAATATAAAGTGTTACCTTTAAGGCGGTTTAAGGAATCTATAAAACAAAATTAAATAACGTCAAGATGAAAGGACAACCAAGGATAAGTGTTAAGCAAATTGTATCCGCAGTTATAAGAAATTTAGGTATACAAGATGCTGCTGCCAACTTCCACCATTTCGTGGAGTGGGCTTTTGAGGCTGAAAAGAAAATAGGCTCGTACACTACTTTTGATAAAAAGATTTTATCGTTATCTGTAGTAGATAAAAGAGCATTACTTCCAGATGATTTACTTAACATAATAGAAATACCAGGATGGGATAATGTAAACTTCTACATATCAGGAGGTTACGTGCATGCAGATGTGGCTGATGGCAAGTATGATATTCATTACGATGCAATCTCCACTGATAACGATGGTTACCCTACTATTAATAGTAACCACGAAGACGCTATTGCTAGTTATATAATGTACAAATATAAAGCTAAAGATTACTACAACCAAAAACTCCCTAGGTATGTATATCAAGACCTTAAGAAGGAGTGGTCTTATCAGTGTGCTCAAGCTAGAGGTAAGGATAACATGCCTACCAAGCAACAGTGGAGAGCTATAAGCAAATACTGGAACACGCTTAAACCTATTAGTAACGAACGTAAATTGTTTTAACAATGGCTCAATCTCCTAAGAAACCGAATTCATTCTCTAAGGGAATGATGTCCGATTTAGATGCTAACATAATACCTGCTGAAAACTATAAATCAGCAACAAACGCTAGACTTATAAGTAGAGAGGATGATTCATTTGTTTTAAAGAACGCTGAAGGAAACTCTGTATTTGATACTATAAACATAAGCGAGCAAGTAGTAACTTTCTCTGATTCTTCAATATTAGAAAACTCTGATATAGTTAACCTACCTTCAGCTACCTTTAGTGGCTTTCAGCTTACTGTAAGTGGTGATAATGGTTTTGTTACAGAAACCTTCTCTTTTGTTGTAGGTGAAGCGTTAGGTTCTTGGGCTGGTCTATTCGAAGGTTACGTTGTTGATTTATCTGGAATAACACCTGATTCAATTTTCGTAGTTGCGTGTGTTCAAATGGCTTTAGCTAGTGAGTCTGTGTCTGACGCTACTAGTATATCATTCTCTGCTAACGAGGACGACTCTTACAGTGTAACATACAGTAGTCCTGGTAGTACAGCTATTACATTAAGCTTTAGTGCGTATATAGGTTATGTAGAAAATTCTGATTTTGTTTATGACTACTTCCCTTTAGCGATTGTTAATGGGTATACTGCAATTTCTTATCCTGCTGTTATTTACGATGTTGTTGCATTAGCTAATTTCTCTGATTACATGATTGCTATAACCACCTCATCTAATGGTGGTGGAGATGATGCTATATTTAAATTCACTCAAAACACGGACGGTAGTCTTTATTCACGAACACTAATGCTTCAGGCTAATTTAGGTTTAGTGGATAAGACATCTATTAGAATGGAGGTCTCTGAAGAAAATGAGCATTTCCATAGAATTTACTGGACAGATGGAGTGCAACCACTTAGGACTTTAAACTTAAAAGAATCACCTTCTTATTACTCAAATTTATCTGCAAACGATTTAAACGTATTCAAGGCTGCTCAATTAGAAGCTCCTGATGTTGTTGGTATCGTTAGTGGTGGTAACGTTAGTTGTGGTTCTCATTCTTACTGTTATAGGTTGGTTACTACAGATGGTAAGTCATCAAGGGTTTCTGGGATAACTAACCCTATACAAATACTAAAGACAAATCCACTTACGGATTACCACGAATCGCTTGGTGGTAGTTTAAGTACGAATTCATCAAATGCAGTACAATTAACCGTAAACGGAATTGATGGGTCTTATAGTACTATACAAATCATAAACATAACTTACACTTCTGCTGAAGGAGCTATAATTGCAGATATAATATCTGAGAGTGTAATAACCTCAGAATCATTTAGTTACACTCATAACGGAAATGAAACTACGACTTCAATATCTGTAGGAGAACTACTTAGGAGTCATGTTAGTTGGGATACGTGCGCTGATTTAGCCATAAAAGATAATAGGTTATTTGCTGCAAATCTAAAAAACAACGCAGAGTCTGTGGATTTAGATTTTAGAGTAAAGTCTTATAAGTACGCTATGGATGGAACTGGTTCTGCATCAACGTATAATGGAACCTCAAATCCAGACATACATAGAGACACGATGTATGAGGATGGTAATTATGGATGGATTAATGCTGTAGATACAGGTAAAATTCCTGGAGCAGAGACCGTAGGGTTTGATGCTTCTGAAGATGGCGTAAGGGTAACTTTTGCTACAAAAACATTTGATTTAAGTAAAGTTCAATATTTCAACAACTCTGAAACATTAAACGATGATTCTAACGTCCATAAAGCAGAAACAACGGTAGGTAAAGTACCTCATTACGGGTTTTTAGAACAAACTCAAGTAGGTGGGTATAACAATTATAAGAACCCTTTATTCACTAAAGATTATACGGGATACCAGAGGGGTGAGGTTTACAGGTTTGGTATATTATTTTACGACAAAGCAGGTAACCCTACTTTTGTCAACCCTATAGGTGATATTAGAATGCCTGACGGAACAATGGATTACTTTAGCAATGACTCTTCGGGTAATATAGTTTCAGCTAATGAAGATGGCGTAACTACATTTAAGCACGCAGGTAATATACCTAAGAGGAGTTATAGTTGGGGTGTTGTTATGTCTAGTTCTGTGATAACTAAAACAGACGGTGGTATTGGAGTTAATTTGCATGATGTAGTTTCAGGGAGTGGCATACCTCAACACACTACAGTTAGTGATGTTGCGGCTGATGGTCATAGTGTAACTTTATCTAGACCTGCTACTTCTACAGGACCAGCGACAACTATAACGTTCGATACACCAACAGATGACGTTAAAGGGTTTGCTTTGTACCCTCAGTTTAATGTAAAACTATCGGCAGCTACAAGAGCCAAGATAGGGGGGTATTCTATAGTTAGGGTAGACAGAAAGCAATTAGATAAATCTGTCTTAGCTTCTGGTGTTATAAATCAATCTATTATACACTCAAACAATTCTGGTAATGGTACGTTAAGACATAAAAACGGTCACCACTATGGTAATATTTACTCTGGAAGACAAGACCATGAATGCTTATCTGATTCTGATTTCACTTTAGATACTCCAGAAATAGTATTAGGTAAGCTTCAGTATGAAAAGAAAAGTGGAGATAAAATAAAGGTAGTAGGTAGGTTTGATGCTGGAGCTCAGGAATTAAATGACGAGAGTTTCCCTTACGATAATACGGTAACTAATCAAGGTGACTTTAAGCATTTAAAACAAGGTATAGGTAACGGGTTAGATTCTAATAGCACAGGCAGCATCCTTTCAGGTAGATTCAATCCAAACACAAGTACTAACAATAACTGCTATCAATATAGCCAGAAAGTAATCTACAGTCAATACAAGTCAAGTATTGAACACGTTAGAAAGGTGGATAAAGGTGAAGACATTAAAGAGGTAGAATATGGGGCTGTAGTAGCTCCAGGAGCGTCTATAGATAAAGCTAGAATGGGGTTTGATGACCATGGAACAGGAAGAACTGGTCATAACTTTTTAAATAGATGCAGATTCAATTATGGTAGTTATGTGTTTTCTCAATTCCCTGAAGGCTACACTGGGACGTCATATAAAAAATACAATTCAAATGAAATAAATGCAGACAACGCTGTTACTTTATTCGGTATAACATCTCTATTTTTTAGTTTAGGACCAGACTCTGGAGACGAGATAAAGCATTCAGCTTTTGAAATAGGGACACCCGATATGTATACTTACAGTCCTTTTGTTTTAAACAGGGCAGACACTAACAGACCTCACCAGGCTGCTTTTGCCTCTAAGTTATATGTTCAACTAAAAAGAGACGTATCAGCCGTACAATACGGTGGTAGTTCTCAGTCTAATTACGAGTCAAATCAATACATTTCCACTGGTCATGTTAGATTCTCACCGACAGCTGATAACGTTGATTCTATATTTGGTGGAGACACTTACATTAACATGCACTCTTTAAAGAAGTGGTTTGTGGGTGCTACTACTTTTTCATCTAAACCTTTCCCTGCTACTGCGATAGTATTCCCAGTAGAGTCAAGTATAAATATAGACTTAAGAGATGGGGTGTTCTTCGGGGCAACCGATGATACTCAAGCTTCCGTGGAAGATAATTTCTTCCTTAATGAGACGTATGGCTCTAGGAATACAAGTAAAACTTTCTTACAGAAGCCAGCAAGCTTTAAAGATGTAAATGGATATAGCAACCTAGTTGCAGCCTCTAACTTGAAGTTGGCGGGTAATTTATTTGATGCATTTACTACTTGGGATTCAGGTGAGATACATGAACTAGATAGTAACAAAGGAGCTATATATAGCATCTTTAATTTAAGAAATGAATTATTTGCCGTACAACAAAACGGAGTATCTAAGCTTTCTGTAAACCCTAGGGTAGTTGCAGATAACGCAGACGCTGCAGCTGTAACCATAGTCACGGGAACAGGTCAGGTAATACAAAGGAGTGATTACATTGACACTATGTATGGTAGTCAGCATTTTAATAACATGCTCGTTACTAATACTTCGGCTTATTGGTATGATGGTCACATGTCCTCTTTCTGTAAGTTGGTTTACGGTCAAGGTGTTGCTGTTCAGGATTTAGGTATAACAACACAGAACTCAAATATATTCCATAGCTTAAGGGATTTATCTATCGCAGACAAACCTCTTGATATTTCTGTTGGAGGTATTTGTTTATATCACAATAAGATATTTGACGAGGTGGGGGTATGTGTTACCACTAGCGATAAAACGGTTCAGGCTCACTTAGTGTATAGCGAGCTTAATGACGTTATGGTAACTAAAAAGGAGGATATAGTAGCTTTAGCTGTTAATATGCCAGGAGAGTTAATTACAATCGGTAGAAACTCAAACGATATAGCAGCTCAATACAATAACATCCTTTGGAGAGAAAACTCTAACTCAAGTCGTATTAGTTATTACGGTACAGAAAACACTAACAGCTTAGACGTTACCTTTGTTTGTAATGAAAACGTGTACAGCTCTAAGAAGTTCGATAAACTTGTTATGTATTTATCTGGAAATGAAAACGAAGAAAAATTCACTACTTTTACATTCACGGATTCAGTAAGCAATACCCCATTCACGACAACAGGAGCTGGTAGTAGAATGGCTAATGGTAAGCATATTATTCCAATAACTAATACAGAAGGAACAGTAAAAGCGACAGGACAATATTTAATAGTGCAAGCTAAAAGCACCAACACAGGTAAGATAGAATTGTTTGGTGCATTAATACATAACAGAGCTACAAGATGATAAAATATCTAAACTTAGAACAAGAAAACAAATTAGCTAACGACCTCTATTATGGGGGTGGTTACACTAAGAAATATTCGGGTGGCGGGCAAACTACTCAAGAATTAAAAGATGAAGAAGAGGCTGCTAGAATTAGGGAGCAAGGAACTGGTCTTTTTAAAGGTAATTACAAAGAGTTAGAAAAGGCTGGATTAGAAGGTAAAAGGTCTGATATGTCTACACTAAGGAAGGGTACAAGCTTCGGTAGTGAAGGTACTGCTGGGATTGTAGGTTCCGTTGCTGGAGTCGCTTCTGAATTAGTTGGAGAGTTTGATAAAACTCCCGATAAATACGACAACGCAAATATAGCTCAAGAATCATTAAAGTACGCAGCTATGGGTGCAATGGCTGGACCTATTG